ACAGGGAGATAAGGATATAATGAAGATCAACGCGATAATCGGCACACAGATTAACTCGGTAAAAGCAGGTACATTTGCTGCTTTAGCTGCGATTAGACTTCTTGCAAAAGAAGGAATTGCGACTGAAGAATCAGTACTTGCGATGGCTGCCTAAGAGGTACTCATCACCAACGGCCTAATGGAGTATATGTCGTAAAAACTCTAGAGAGCAGCCACAGGCTGCTCTTTTTTTTCTATACTTATTTCCGTATATTTCAATATCTATATGATGAAAAAGTTACTGTTTATTTTATGTATGTTACCTGGATTAATATTTGCACAGGAAACTAAAAAAAATAATTTTAAAAAAGCCTTAAAAAGGACCTTCAAATTTGCTACATTTTATGGAGCAGTGAATGGAGGTAATTCCATTTCTGATGTGGATGTTTATTCAGTTACTAATGGTTTAGAAACTGCTACTATAAAAACACCTTTTGACTATTCTTTAGCTTTTGGGGTTAGGAAAATAGCAAGATTAGGATATGAAAATAGAGCAAATACATTTTATAATGGTACAGAAAAGTCTTTTTCGGATAATGCTACTATTGGTAAAATTAAAGGGTTTGAATTTTTATTTGAATTAGATTACACTAGACAGCAGGGAATTAATTTTTTAAATCAACAACATTTTTTAAGATATGTAGCAGATCAATGGATTGCTAAAGTAGAATATATTCAAGATGGTTTTGCCGACATAGAATATTTTGAAGCATCTGAAAGATATAGACAAAAATTAGGAAAAAAATTATCATTTAATATAGGTGCTGTTCAAAGATTATCAGAACCTTATGGTTATAACCCCCTAGAAGAATGGATGTTATCAAATGGAAGTTTACATTATACAGATTTAGCTATACAAGAAGGATATACAGTTATATTTGATGGTCAAGGAGGTGAAACATATTACAATCCTTCAGGAAATTTAGTAGCAGAAAATACACAAATTTGGGAAGGTGTAGTTATACCTACAGTATTAGCAGATTATACAGAGAAAAAAAGAAACGAACTAAGTCAAACTTTACAACATTCTTTAGTTATAGGGTTTGACTTTTATCATTTTACCGATGATTTTTGGGTACATAGTTGGGGTAATTTAATGCCTTACCATTATGATGATGGTGGGCAATATTCATATCATAAATTTAATAATGGACAATGGATAGATTATTCAGGAGGATTAATATTTGGTTATAGATTTAATAGAAGTCTAGGAGTATTTTTAGAAGGAAAATATAATAAATATTGGAACCGTAACTGGCATGATTTTTCACTTGGACTAAATTACGTAATATTTTAAAAAATGGCAAAAGAATTAAACGAAGACACTACATTAAAATTAAGTATTAAGACACTAGGAGGTATAGCTATATTAATTTTTACTCTTGTAGGTATGTGGTTTACATTACAGGCAGATATAGCCGAAGCGAAAGAATTACCTGCACCTCTTCCCCCTGAAATTACTAGAATGGAATATGATATGAAAGATCAATTAATACGTCAAACTATTATGACTACTCAGGAGGATGTTACCGAAATAAAAGAAGATATTAAACGTATCGAAGAAAAAATTGATAAACTAAGATAAAAAACCATGAAAAAATTTATTATATTAATTATAGTATTATTATTCTCTTTTGTATCTTTTTCACAAAATATGTGTGATGAAGATATTTGTGTAATAGAATTTAATGCAGGTTTTAATAAACAAAATAGTGTAGATTGGTTAGAAAAATTAGGAGATTGTGGGGTTATGAGAGTAGATATTCAAGAAAATCCAGATTTACAAAAAAAATATAAAATAGTAGTTGTTCCAACAATTATAGTATTTAATGGAAAAGAAGTAGAACGTTTTCAAGCAAATATTATGATGGCAATGGAAGCAACTAGAAAAGATGTGCAAAACGTGATTGACGAAATATTGATGTCTGATTTTTAAAAACACAAATATGAAAAAGTTAAAATTATTGTTATTTATATTATTACCAACGGTTCTATTAGCGCAACCACCTTCCCCTAATACATGGGCACAATTAGCATTTGATTTTGATGGATATGCATCAGAAACTACTTGGGAATTATCAAATTCAAATAATCAAATAATCGCAAGCGGTGGTCCATATTATGATGGACTATCAGATACACTTATAATGATTGATTCACTTATTGCGGGTCCTCATACTTTAACTATTAATGATTCTTACGGTGATGGTTGGAGCTGGCAATATATAGGGTCTGCTTTACTGAATAATTCTTGCCAAGATACATTAGCTTATGTTCAAGGTGATTTTGGTTCGTTATATGTTCAATCTCTAATAATAGCACCATGTGCTCCTCCCTATGGAGGATGTTTAGATCCATTAGCTACAAATTATGATCCCACATCTGCTTTTGATGATGGGTCATGTATTTATCCTCCTTGTGCTGGTTTAGATACATTTTATGTAATAAATTATTGTGATGGTCCACAAAATAAAGTCCATTATAAATGGTCAAATATGCCTAACCCTAATTGTAGGATGGCAGCTTATACTAGAACAACAGACATAAATACACTAGGTGATACGTGGTATCCTTATCCAGCAAACTTTTCTAATACAGGTTTATTATATAGTAATTCACAAAATAATACTACATACTATTTTTTAGGTATGCTTGCAGATTCCACTTTAACTGATACTTTAGTGGTAACAACACAAGAATGTATACCTGGATGTACGGATCCCTTAGCATTAAATTATAATCCTTGGGCTAATTCGGATGATGGTTCATGTCAATTACCTCCTGCAAATTGTGCAACGGGAGAATCAAATATAGTAATATCAATAATACCAGACACTTATCCAGGAGAAACTTCTTGGGAAATTGCAGACACAACAGGAAATATATTAGCTACATCACCTTCATATACTATATCAGGAGTCCCTGTAATTACTGAAGTTTGTATACCAGATGGAACTGTTATAGAATTTACTTTATTTGATTCATTTGGAGATGGTTTATGTGGATCATGTTATGGAGGAGCTGATGGATCCGCAATAGTACAAACACTATGTGGAGATACTATAGTAGCTATATTGCCGGGAGATGCAAATTTTGGAAATGATACTTCTACTGTATATACAGTTGCACCTTGTATTCCTACTGTTATTTCAGGATGTACAACACCAGGTTTTACAGAATATAACCCCCAAGCTACAGTAGATGATGGTTCATGTGCTACTCCTGTTATTTTAGGATGTACAGACCCTACATCTCCAGATTACGATTCTTTAGCAAACACTATGCAGCTAATACCACAATGTCAGTATACATTAGTAATTACTGACGAAGCAGAAGATGGGTGGTTTGGAGCATGGGTAGGTATATTACAAGATAGTACAGTATTGGGACCATTTATGATGGGCCCTAACGATGGTTACTCAGAAGAATTTACTATTAGTCTAAATGCCCTAAGTCCAGTTGAGTTAATGTTTTTTGCTCCCGGACAATCTGCAACAACAGCAAATCAATGTGGGTTCTTTTTAATAGGACCTGAAGGCGATACTACATTATCAGGAGGAACTAATCCTTGGACTGATCCTATGTTACAATTCCCTTACAGATATAATGCAATGCCTTACTGTGGTAATGTTTGTATACCAGGAATAGTAGGATGTATGGATTCTACAGCATTAAATTATGATCCTTTAGCTAATATGCCTGGTACATGTATTCCTATAGTATATGGTTGTACTAATCCTTTAGCCTTTAATTATAATCCAAACGCAAATGTAGACGATAATAGTTGTGTTCCTATTATTGTTGGTTGTATGGATTCCACAGCATTTAATTTCAATCCATTCGCTAATGTCCCAGACCCATTAGCATGTGTTCCAGTGATATATGGTTGTATGGATGATACTATGTTTAATTATAACCCAGCAGCTAACACAGACGATGGTTCATGTATTCCTATTGTATATGGGTGTACAGATCCAAATGCTTTTAATTATAACCCTTTAGCAAACACAAATAATAACTCATGTGTACCAGTAGTTTATGGGTGTACAGATCCAACATCTTTTAATTTTAATCCAAATGCAAATGTAGATGATAATTCATGTGTTCCTGTAGTAATTGGTTGTACTGATCCTACAGCCTTAAATTATGATAGTTTAGCAAATACAAATTCAGGCTGTGTATATCCAATTTATGGTTGTACAGACCCAACAATGTTTAACTATAATCAAAATGCAAACGTAGATGATGGTTCATGTGTGCCTTACATTTATGGGTGTACGGATTCAACAGCTATAAATTATTGTGATACATGTAATACTAATGTAGGATGTGTTTATCCTGTTTATGGTTGTACAGATCCAACAATGTTTAATTACGACCCTAATGCTAATACAGATGATGGTACTTGTGTTCCTTTTATTTATGGTTGTACAGATCCAACAATGTTTAATTATGATGCTAATGCTAATACAGACAATGGATCTTGTATACCATTCATATATGGATGTACAGACAGTACAATGTTTAATTATGATCCTTTAGCAAATACTGATAATGGGACTTGTATTCCTTACATTTATGGTTGCACCGATCAAACAGCACTTAATTTTGATCCATTAGCAAACACATTAGATAATTCGTGTTGTTATATAGCTGGATGTACTGATCCTACAGCCTTAAATTACGATCCAGATGCATGTTTTGATGATAATTCGTGTATAACAATAGTAACAGGTTGTACAGATGTATCAGCATATAATTACAACCCGCTAGCAAATGTATCAGATTCAGCAGCTTGTTTATATGATGCTGGATGTTATGGGGGGCCAGGTATACCATATTGGTTAAATGATGGGTGTTATGCTTGGGTAATTGATGTAGATGATTATTGCTGTACTGTAAATTGGGACGCTTCATGTCAATCAATGTATAATTACTGTCAACAAGGATGGCCAGTAGGTATAGAAGATATATCTGCATTAGGTATAGTTGTTTATCCAAATCCTACACAAAATATATTAACCATAGAAACAAGATTAGAAATAGAAGTAGAAGTATTTGATATGGTTGGTAAATTATTAATAAGTGAAAGAAATATTAAGACTTTAGATTTATCAAAGCTTACAAATGGTTTATATAATTTAAATATTATTTATGAGGATAAACGTTATAATAAACAAATAGTAAAACAATAAAAATCAATATTAGCTTCCGAAATAATTTTATATTTATTGGAGAATAATACACTATAGATATGGCAAATAATAAATACGCGGGATATACACCTAAAAATATGAAACCTTCTGATAAACAAGGCCAAGCATATGCTGGACTAGAAAAAGGGGGAACTTATGAAAATTTAGGTAATAGTTTAGATAGAGTAAATCCATATGAGTTTAGAAAAGGTATGGATTATGAATTAACTCAAATGGGTTGTTCTAGATTAATGGAATCAACTCCCGAAGAAAGAGAAAAAGCAACAGAATCTGTCATTAAAAACTTAGAAGAACATCAAGCGTATTATTCAGCCCTAATTCAGTTTGAAACAGGTATGAATCATGCAGGTAAAATTAATGAATCATCATTTAAAAAATTCTTAGAATCTTATTCATCAGAAAGAGGAGAAGGAATGGTTGAAGTAGATAAAGAAATTAAAGACGATAAAATGGATAAACCTAAAAATGCTGATTTAAATTCTATTAAAATGAAAACTATTCAACCCTTAAAAGAGGCTATATCACAAGAAATAAAAAACATCTTAGCTGAGAAAAAAGATGATGATGATGATACTAAGGATGATAAAAAAGCAACTAAAGGAGCAAAAGGAAAAGATAAAAAAATAAAAGCCCTAGATAAAGAAGTTGAAAAATTAAAAAAAGAAAAAGATAAAAATAAAGAAAAACTTCAACCAGATTTAAAGAAATTTAAAGATGGTAAAATGTCTGCTGATGATTATAGAAAAAAATCAAAAACTTTAGTAGATAGAAATAAAGAAATTAATGCTAGATTAGATCAAATAGAAAAAGAAAAAAAAGAAATAGCATTAAAGGAAAAATTAGACAAAAGAGAGGTAGCTAAAACAATGATGGAGAAGGATACTCATATGGCTATTTTAGAAATTATCAAAGAATATGGTATTTCATTAAGAGAAGGCTCACAAGGTGTGAAAGCATATTATGAAATAGCAAAAACAGCCTATCAAGAAGGGTTTATGGCTGGTTTATATAAAATCAAATAAAAATCGTTATGAAAAAAATTAAAAATTATTTTAAAAGATTATGGAGAGCTCTTTTAGATTCAACAGAATTAGATGAAAGAGCAGTAGCAGCAGTAGAAGAAGCTAGAGCTAGAGTAGCAGAAATGAAAAAAGAACTAGCAGATGTTAAAAAAGCAGCTAAAAACGTGGTTAATCAATCAAAAGACGTTGTAGCAGCAGCAAAAGGAAAAAAAAGAAAAGGGAGAAAACCTTATAACAAACGTAAAACCAATAATAACTCTAAAAAGTAAAAAAAATGACTTTACAAGAATTACAAAAAATGATTAAAGAAGAGTTCGATGCTTACATGGGTGAGCAAGAGGACGACGTAGATGTATCTGTTAGTGATAACGATGTAGATGCGGAAATGGGTGACATGGATGACGAAGGAGCTGAGGATATGCTTCGTAAAATTTATGACATGCTAAAAGATAAATTTGAGGCTGAAGAAGAAGAAGATATGGGAGATGTTGAAGCAGATGAAGATATGAGTGAAGAAGCAGACCTAGAAGAAAATTCAACTACAGACGCTAAATTCCAAAAAACAGGAATGGCTCCAATGGCAAAAGGTTCAGCAGGCGCAAATGTAGGATATGAAACAGCTAAAACTACTAAAGGATCTACTGGATATGATGCTGGATCAAAAGCTCTTCAAGAAAGATTTAAGAGATTAGCTAACATTATTAAGTAAACTTACTTATGACTCTCGATGAGTTATTATTAGAATGGTCTTACAGATCAGAAAGGGGATATCCAACATTGGATAACCCTTCTGATGTCTCTACTTTAAAACAAATACTTAAAGAACTTAATTTATCTGAACAAGATGTTGAGGATGTATTGGATAATCTTCCTAAAGATGAACCTGGAGGAGACGATATTACAACACCTGGCACTAGTGGTATGGAAGATTCTTCAGTAGAAAAAGAAAAAGAAGACCAAGTAAAAACTACTCCTAAACAAAACACAGAATATGATGATTTAATTCTAAAAACTTTAGGTGTAGATCAAATTCCTTTATCAAAAAATAAATATCGATATCCGGGTCCTGGAGGAGCAACTTATACAGAACAAGTTAAACCAGATGATTTAGAAATATATCAAAAATTATGGGAAGCAGCACCTGATAAAAAAACAGAAAAAGGGGTAGCAACAGCAGGTGTAGGAAAAGGAGAAGTATCTTTATATTGGTTATATACTTATTCTAATTCAGGAGTTCAAGCATCTGAAGGTAGAGAAAATGATGATCCAGATTTATTTTTTAATGGAAATGGTATGGAGGTTAAGGCATATGGTTCACATAATGCTAAATTATCAATAGGTAGATATGGTGCTGATAAAGAAAATTTAAGATTATTAAGTACAATTTTTGGTATTAGTACTTTAGCTAGAGTTTTTGGAGGTGAAGGTACAGATAAAACTATAAATCCTACCAATTTTGCCGGAAAAGATTTAGAAGATGCTTTTGAAAGCGTATCAGCTTTTAGTAATATAGATCTTGACCAATTATCTGAATTGTATCCTATATTTAATCAAATAAAAAATAATTTAGATTTTGTAGATTCAAAATTAGAATATAATACACCTAAAGAAGGTGGTTTAGCAATGGGAAGAAAATTTTTAAAAGATAAATTAAATAGAAAACCAGGAAATGGTAATCATTTAGTTAATCTTAAAAAAGATGGTAGTATGAAATTTTGGCTTGTAGATTTTGATACAATCGATAGTGATGATGATATTTTAAATAAAATGAGTTCTTCACAAAGTGCTATGAACCTTAATTTCACAAAAGTTTTTGGATAAAAATTTGGCTATCTATAAAATAAGTTATATCCTACAACTGTAGGGGTTTTAAGGTCGAAACGGCGAACCGGTATATGACACAATACAATCCTAAAAATATAGAAGAGGCGTTAAAACGTCTAGAAAAATTGGACGAACTAAAAGGTATCCATCGTTCCGGTACTAATATCATGTCGTTTTTTGATGATAATGATAAAGAATACGAATTACAAAAACAACAATCCGCAGCAGATTTAAAAAAAGAAGAATATCTTAAAAGTGTTGAGTTACTTAAAAAACTTATACAAGAAAAAGGGACAAAAAAAGATTTAACCCGTGTTATAGCTATAGGTTCTTTAATTGAAACAACAGATTTCCTTAATATATCACCAAACATCAAAAAAACATTAAAAGAAAACATGAGTTGGTGTAATTCACAATATGAAAAATATACAAATGAAAATTAAAAATTTTGAAAAATATGAGGATGATTATTATCCTTATAAAGAAAAAATTAGAAGAAAAAAACCTCGTAAAAAAGATTTGGATATACCAAAAAAGGGTACTATAAATGACAGAAATAAAAATAAATTATGAAATACGTAAGACAAACACAAGAACATTTAGATAGATTAGATCAATCTTTAAGAGTTTTAAGAGATATGATTAAAAGAGGTGACAATCAAGCCGCTATTAGGTATATGGAAGAAGGAGATTTAAAAGAAAGATTTGGTGAATTACAAAATATAATTACATTATCATCAACAGGTAATTTAGGAGCAAGTGGTATTCAATCAGTAGGAAATTTATAATATGTTATCAGCAGAAAAAATCCAATTAAATTGGGACCGTTATATTAATGAAATAAAAACAAATATATCTAAAGACAGAACAGATATATTAATTTCTTTTTTAGAAAAGTATCAAGAAAGAATGATGATGATGCCAGCATCAAGTAAAAATTGGCACCATTCAGCATTTGCTGGTGGTTATGTTGATCATGTTTTACGTGTGTATGATTGCGCAAATGAATTGTATAAAACGTGGAAAAAAATGGGAGGCGATGTATCTACGTATTCTATTGAGGAAATGCATTTCGTCGCATTATTTCACGATTTAGGTAAGATGGGTCAACAAGAGGGTGAATATTATCAACCAAATGATTCACAATGGCATGTGGATAAGTTAGGACAGATTTATAAGTTTAATACTGATATTCCTGCAATGAAAATACCAGAACGATCTTTATTTTTATTACAAGAAATAGGATGTAAAGTAAGTCAAAACGAATACATTGGGATTAAGATTCATGATGGTTTATATGATGAATCAAATAAATTTTATTTTATGTCTGGTATGAAAGAGACTAAGTTAAGATCTCATTTACCTTTATTAATGCATCAAGCAGATCATATGGCTGCTCAAATTGAATTCGAAATTTGGAATAATGCTACAGATGCAGTACCTAAACAATCATATAAACCTAAAAACGCTAGTAAAGGTGATAAAACACTAAGAGCAGCTAAAAAAGTTAACACAGAAAATAATCCGAATCTATCAAAAGCTACAATTGATGTTATAGATTCATTTTTTAAAGATTAAATATGATAATACTTAGCATTATATTAACGTTAGTAATAACAGTTTCTTTTTTTATTGTTAGAAATTTATTACAAAAAAATGAACAATTAGAAGATTTTATATCAAAACAAAGTGATGCTATCAATGCTTGTGATCAAAGGCTAAAACAATTAGATGATAAAAATATCTTTTATGCAGACGATCAAATAGGTTTTTTCTTTAAAGAAGTACAAAAAATACAAGAAGCCTTAAATGAATTTACGTTAAAATAAAAACACTACATGTTAGACAAAACCAAGTGGGCTCCTAAACCTCCTCCAGAACCAGTAATCACTGGTTCTCTTGAGCCGGGACCTAAAAAGAGAGGAAGGAAAAGAACAAAAAAACAGTATTTTACAGCAGATACAGATTTAGCTATAAAAGAATATTTAGCGTCTGTTAATCAAGATGAAAGAGATCATATATTTAAAACAAGAATACATTATCCTTTTTATAAATTAGCTGAAAATTTAATACACACATTTAAATTTTACTACACAGAAGTAGATGATTTGGAAGATTTAAAACATGAAGTAATTTGTTTTTTATTAGAAAAATTAGATTATTTCAAGCCCGAAAAAGGTACTAAAGCCTTTAGTTATTTCTCAATTGTAGGTAAAAATTATCTTATATTATATAATAATAACAATTATAAAAAGAAAAAAGCAAAAGTAGACCCCTCAGCAGCAGATGAAGATGATGGTGTTTTACATCAGTTAGGCAGAGACCAACGTAAACAAGAAATAAAAGACTTTATAGATTATTTTACTGAATATATTGATAAAAACATGTTTACAATGTTTAAAAAAGATAAAGATAGAAAAGTATGTGATGCTATTAATATATTATTTAAACGTAGAGAAAATTTAGAAATTTTTAATAAAAAAGCACTTTACATTTATATAAGAGAAATGACTGGTGTAGAAACTCCCGTTATCACTAAAGTAACTAAGGTATTAAAAAAATTATACAAAGAATTATATATCGAATTTGATAAAACTGGATATGTAAGAGTCTAATTTTACCATATTTATAATAAAATAATATGGATCCATTAAACCAAATATTGTTTGACGATAAATCTTTTAGTGATTTACTAAAAGAAATCCACGGCAATCAAAAGAAAAAAGCTAAACAATTAGCATCTTTAATTGCAGAATTACGTCCTTTAGTTCAGTCTTTAGGTGATGCTACAGTTATAGTTCCACTAATAAAAGAATACATGGAAATTAGTGTCAAAAATGATGATCAACTAATAAAAATGGCAGCTATTGTTCAACGTTTATCAACGGGAGCAGCTAATAGTGGAGATGGTGGTTTATTATCAGCTGAAGAAATGGATCAATTAATGGATGTAGCCGAAGAAATAGCTAAAACGGTTGAAAAACCAAAAGAAATAGAAGCTCCCTCTCAAGAAGAAATAGAAAAGTAAATGCCGTTATTAGGAAGAAAAAATAAAACAAAACTAAAATCACAACCTTTAGGATTTAAAGCTGTAAGGGTAGTAGATATAATTTTGAATATTAATCATCCTAGAGCTGAAGAATATGGGGGATATGATGCTATTGGAACTATATTTTATCAAAACATATACGATCAAAATCAGGGTGATAATACTAGATTAACAGAAGATGCAAGACCTTATTTTACTTTTGTAAAACAATATCCTTTAGTAAATGAAATTGTACTGATATTAAATGGTCCTACAAAATATTATAATGAGGATAGAGCCGCAAATCACGCATATTATTTACCCAATATTAATATTTGGAATCATCAACATAATAATGCTTTAGCAGACATATCATATTATATAGAAGGTGAGGAAGGAGCATCTCCTAATTATAGTACAGTAGGAGGACAAATTATAAGAACAGCTGAAGGAGATAATTCAGTAGAAATTCCCTTAGGACAATATTTTAAAGAAAATTTAAGTATTCAACCATTATTACCTTTCGAAGGTGATACTATTATAGAAGGTCGATTTGGTAATTCAATAAGATTTGGAGCAACTGCATTAAATGATGAAACACCAGATAAAGATGAGACAGCTTACTCTACAAAAGGAGAAACTGGTGATCCCATCACTATTATACGTAATGGTGCTATACCAGAAAGTAATGGGTGGGAACATAGAATTGAAAACATAAATACGGATCATTCAACTATTTACTTAACTTCAAATCAAGTTTTACCTAATATGGAAATTGTTTCTACACACTGGCAATCTTGGTTAGCTAAGTATGATGAATTAGAAGTAAGTAATAAGGATGAATTTGATAGTATCACTGAAGGTTTTGAAGTTGAAACTTTAGAACCAGAAGAACCAGAAGCAACAGCAGATCAAGAATTAGAAGAAGCAACAGAAGAAGACATAGCAGCTGAAGAAGAATTAAATGAGGATCCGGAAGATTGTGTAGAGTGTGGAGAACATGAAGGACCTTTTATGATTGCAGAGGGTGAGGAGTTTAAATATTCATATGAAGTAGATAATGAAGTTTCAGACGATGAAGTAGCAGAAGAAAATAATCAAACACCACCACCACCAGATCCTCCTCAAAACGAACCAGAAGTTCAACCATTACCTCCAGATTTTGGACCCGAAAAAGATATAGTAGAAACATATCGTGGTTTTGACATTGAAAGATCACGAGGTAGATTTGATGGGTATTACGTTGAGACTTATGAAATAGTATCAAAAAGTTGGCCAGCAGGATCAGCAGAAGAATATGTAGATTATGAATATGGTGGGTTGGGTTCACAATACGGATATGATACATTAAAAGAAAGTATAGACGAAGCATATGAAGATTATGAAGATGGATATAGAATTGGAGATTAAAAAAATAAAATATGACTAAATGTGGAACAAATACGACAGGCTCAAATGAACCAGAATTAGGAGTCTTAGATTTATTACTTAGACAAGATAATTTTGGTAGTATTGATTCAGATGCAGATGGTCTTGAAGACGATTTTGGAACAGAATTTTTAGAACAAAATGAGCAACCTCCTGCTCATGAAGTAGGAGATGAAAATGGTACATGTTATAAAGACTTTACTACTGAAGAAGAACGAAAAGAAGGTAAAAAACAATTTGATTATAAAGAAGAAGACAGAGAAGAAGGAGAAGAACAAGAAGATACATTAGTAGGATGTACAGATCCAGCAGCATTAAATTTTAATCCGGACGCTACACAAGACGATGGAAGTTGTATATATGAACCAGTAGAGGATGCATTACCTCCTTTAACTGGAGAATATGCTTTTAGATCAAAAGCAGACGCTTTAGCATTATCTAAAAAAAAGAGGTCAAGTCTATATTATCCTACAAATAAAGAAGAACAACAAAAATTAGGAAAGGGCAATTGGGCAGATAAATTATATTATTATAACGTACCTGACAATAAAGATGGAAGTGATGGGTATATGAGATGGAAACCCGGTTATAATAAAAAAAATACTAAATTTTGGTTTCCAGAACCTAGACCTCTTAATATAGCTTTAAAATACTGGAGAACGGGAGGTTTTAAAAATGGTGATCCCATAAAATCCGCTCAATCAGCTACTAATGGAAATTATGAATGTTCTAAAGATGGAATGTACACTGAAGGTTTATGTTCATCAATAAAATATCTAAGTGTACATATTACTGGAATATCAAATGAAACAAACCCAAACAGAGATCCTTTAGGACATGCTGGGGGTAAATTTGTTAAAGGTGAATGGTCTACTCCCCCCTATCATTGGTTATTTCAAAAGAATGGAAATGTCTCACAATTATTATGTGACCACAGAGCAGGTATAGCCGCAGGAGGAAAACACTATGACACGGGAGAAACATTTCATAATCATTCTGTAAGTGTTAATTGGATGACTTATGGAGCTGGAACTGATAAGTATGTGGATAATGGTCATTGTACTATTCCTCAATCAGCAAGAAGAAATTTTAATGAAGTAACTTTTAATAAATTCAGAGGTCATTTTCCTTCGGACGAACAAATTATAGGAATGGCTAAACTCATAGCAGTATACATAAAAAGATATCCAGACATTAAAGTATTTGGACATAACCAACAATCAACAGACAGAACTTGTCCTGTATTTTTTGTACCTAGTTGGATAAGAGCGGGGGGAATACCAGGTTTAGATCAAGAAGGAATAGATAAACTTATACTAACGGGAGGGAGTACAAAAGCATCTTCTGAAGCTGAAAATGATTATTCTATAGCGCCTAAGTTAATAGATTCTTTCGGACCTGATACCTGGTATGGAGAAGCGGCAAGACAATTAGCAAAAATTTCAAATCCTGGAGGAATAGGAACAGGAGTAGTACCTAGACCTTCTGATTTTGAATCAAACGTCCCTGTCAACCAAAACCAACCAATAGTAAAAAAATGGCAAGACATGGATTGTGATGAATTTATGGTTTATTTTAACCAAAACTGGAAAAATCTACCCCCAGGTGTTGCAGGTCAACGACTTAGAAATATGCCTGAGGAGGAAAGAGATGAATTTGAAATGAAAACATATAACTGTCAAGGATAAAATAATATGGCAAATCAAGGAGTAAACATAAATGAAAGACCAGAACAACCTTTTGCATATCAAGGTCATCAGGTAATCATTAATACTGATAGAGTTGTAATGCAATCTAAAAAAGACAGTGTTCTTGTATTCGCAAAAGAACACATGTCATTTAGTGCAAATAAAAGTATACATTTTGACACAGGAGGAACTCCAGATAATCCTGGAGACAGTTATTTTATAATTAATTCTCCTAAAATTGTTTTGGGTTTAAAAAATAACAATAAATTACCTACGGAACCTGTTTTATTAGGTGAAAGAACTGAAGAATTTTTAAAAGACGTATTAGCAGCTATAGATGCTTTATGTGATATATTAGATGGTCCCGAACATATAGATTCAGCGGGAGACGTACCTTCTCCTGCTTTAGTTGCTGCTATAACAACTTTTAGAAACGACCATATAAAAAAACTAGCCTCTGAAATAGGATATACTTATAAAACGGATGAGGATTTTAAACACAAAGTAGACACTAGTCAAATATCAAGTAAACACGTATTTACAATTTAAAATGGAAGCAGTAGTAGGTAAAATAACAACTATGTTAAAGTCTAAATTACATGGACTTAAGGGTAAAGCCGTAGAACAAGGTAAAAGAAAGGTAATGAAATATAAAGATAAATTACCTACAGAAGATCAAATAACAGAAAAAATTAAAAATTCAGGATGTTCAGATGCAGATAAAAAAAGATTAGAAAAACAATATAATAAAATAAAAAATGCTTTAAATAAAATCAAAGGAATAGTAGCAGCTGCAGCTGCAGCATGCGCTGGTTTAGCAGCTATATTAGCTTTATTAAATGGATTATTAAAAATATTAGATGTTATAATTAAAATATTAAATGTAATTTTAAAAATATTAAAAATAGTAATTAAAATAGCAAAAATAGTAGTTAAATTTTTAGGAGGAACAGGTACTGGAGGTTTAATTGATTTATTATCTCGTTTAATAGCAAAATCAGAATATACAATAGGTAAATGGGTTCAGTGTGTAGGAAGAGCAAAAGAATTTATATCAAAAATGCTTAAAAAATATATAAATCCTATTTCTAAAGCACTAGCTAAAGCAGCAGCAGCATTAGCAGCTTTATTAGGAGTAATTGAAGGTTTATTAATGGTTTTAGAAATGTTATACATGTTTATGTTAAGTAAATGTGCTATAAGTGGGGGAGATAATAATTTAACGTCAGATACAAACAATAAAGGAGAAGGAACAGCAGGAGACGGAACAGGAGGAGAAGATGGAGGTGAAGGAGGTAATAGTGGTTTACTAGGTACAGGAACTAAAGGAGATCAATTAAATGCTTTATATAAAATGTTACAAGAAGGTTCTCCTGAAGAAATAATATCTAAAATGGCTTTAAGAAGAGGAGGAGATGATGAATATATTCGTTATATTAGAAATGCTCGTTTTCAAACAATAGGATATGAAAGATTTAACGCAGCTGTTGATTCATTAGATACTACTCAAGGAGTAGATTATCCTTACACAGATATTAGTAAAAATATAGCACCTGAAACAAGAATTGATGCTACAAACGAACTTCCTGAATTTCCTGATTTAATTAGAGGAAATGAAAGAAATAATATTTTAAAAAGAAATTTAAGAACTAATCCTGATGGTCCTAATCCTGATGATGTATTACCAAATACTAGTGGAGGTGGAGGATCTGGGGGATCTTATTAATAAAAATAAACTAATTTATATTTATAACAAATAATAAAAAACATGAAAGCAAAAACATTTGAAAATCTAATTAGAAAAGTAGTTAGAGAAGAAATTGATTATGCGTTACGTAGAGAAATTAAATCACTTAAAGAAGACTTACGTGATGAACTAAAACCTACAATCACAGAACATAAAGAAAGAATGGTTGAAGTTCCCGATAAGATAAAAAGTTCTTTAAAAGAAAAAATAATGGGTAAACAACCCTTTAAAAAACAAAATTTTACTAGCAATGCTGCATTAAATGATCTTTTAAATGAAACAGCAGTAGGGGACACAAATTTAGAATCAACAATGGTAACTTCACCAGGTGATCCTTTTAAATCAGGAGGAATATTACCTACAGAAGTAATGCCTGATCCAGTACAAAAAGTAGTAAATAGAGATTATAGAGCACTAATGCAAGCAATTGATAAGAAAAAAGGAAAATTATAATAAATGGCAATTGTCGAAAGAAATAATATAAAAATAAATCCTATAGATTTACCTGAAAATGATAAAGTAGCGGTAGGTGTTACTTTTCCCTTTGACGGTCCTGCTGTATTTAATTCTTCTTACACTACTAAAGAACAAGTAAAAAGTAACTTAATTAATTTATTATTAACTACCCCTGGAGAAAGATTAATGAATCCCACTTTTGGAGTAGGTATTAGAAATCTTTTATTTGAACAAGTTATAGATAAAGAATTAATAAAAAACAGAATAATAGATGGAGCTCAGTTGAATATTCCCGAAATAGAAATAGTAAATTTATTTATTAAAAGAGAAAATCAAGAAACAACTCCAGAAATACACACAGTACGTATAGCAATATATTATAAATTATTAGCGGATAGATCTACGGACTCAGTATTACTAAACTTTGTATAAAATATGGCATTTTCAAAAACATCAAATACTCCTCGAGAAAAAGACATTAAATACTTAAATAAAACTTTTGATGACTTTAAAGCTCAACTAACAGAATTTGCGGAATCTTATTTCCCTGAGACTTTTAATGATTTTTCTGATTCATCTCCAGGAGTAATGTTTATGGAAATGGCTTCCTATGTGGGAGATGTTTTATCTTATTATCAAAACGCACAATTACAAGAAAACTTTTTATTACTAGCTCAAGAAAAAGAAAATCTTTATAATTTAGCCTATTCTTTAGGATATAAACCTAAAGCAACAAATACTTCAGCAGTAATATTAGACTTATTTCAATTAGTACCATCAGATCCTTCTAATGCTTACCAAGCAGATATGAGTTATGCTCTTACAATAGAAGAAGGTTCAACTTTTATATCTGAAGAAGGTCCAGAATTTATGATAGAAAAAGATGTAGATTTTGGTATGGATAGTGATATAAGTCCTTTAGAAACAACCGTTTATTCTATTAATAATTCTACAAATAATCCTGAATATTACCTCTTAAAAAAAAGAGTAAAAGCCCATTCAGCAACAATAGAAACAGAAACTTTTGATGTTGGAAGTTTTTCTAAATTTTTAACATTAGAATTAAGTAACCCTAATATAATAGAAATACAAAGTATAACAGATACCGATGGTAATAGATACCATGAAGTACCTTACTTAGCTCAGGATACGTTATTTGAAGATGTAGAAAATATCGCTAGTAATGATCCTGAATTACATGGTTTTAATGAATCAACTCCTTACTTATTAAAATTAAAAAGAGTTCCTAGAAGATTTGTAACAAGATTAAAATCAAATAATGTTTTACAAATACAATTTGGAGCAGGAGAAAATAGTGTAGTAGATGAAGAAATTATACCTAATCCAGATAATATAGGTTTGGGAATTAAAGATGGAAGATCTAAATTAGAATTCGCTTATGATCCATCAAATTTCTTATATACGGGTACCTATGGAGTAGTTCCTACAAATACAAGATTAAAAGTAGTTTATAAAGTTAATAATTTTGGTAGAGCAGCAAATGTTGGTGGTCAAACTATAACTCGAGTAGGGCAATTAAATCTAAAATTAAAACCAAACACGGATCCTAGTTTACAACAATATGTTAGAGACTCAATAACAGTAAATAATATTTCTCCAGCTACTGGTGGGGGAGCAGGAGATTCAGTAGAAGAAATAAGACAAAATGCAATGGCTGCTTTTTCAGCCCAAAATAGAACAGTAACAAAAGATGATTATTTAGTTAGAACTTTATCTATGCCTTCTAAGTTTGGTAGAGTAGCTAAAGCATATATAACTCAAGATGATCAAATATCTCCTTTAGTCTCAAGTCCGGGTAGAATACCAAATCCTATGGCTTTGAATTTATATACTTTAGGATACCGTAGAAATGGTACTTTAACTACCTTAAACCAAGCTACCAAAATGAATTTACAAACATATTTAGAACAACATAGGATGTTAACAGATGCTATTAATCTTAAAGATGCATTTGTAATTAATATAGGAGTAGATTTTGAAATCGTAACTTTTAAAAACTTTAATAATCAGGTAGTATTAAGAAAATGTTTAGAAGATTTAAAACTTTTCTTTAATGTAGAAAGATGGCAAATAAACCAACCTATAATAACTTCTGAAATATTCAATACTATTGGAGCAGTAGAAGGAGTACAATCAGTAGTAAATGTAAATGTACGTAATATAGTAGGAATAGATTTAGGATATTCTCCCTACAAGTATGATTTAGATGATGCTACTATAAAAGGTACTATATATCCTTCATTAGATCCAAGTATATTTGAAGTTAAGTTTTTAGATAAAGATATACAAGGAAGAATAACACAATATTAAAATGGCATATTACTCTATATTTCCCGAAAAAGACGCAACAATATATAGTCACCCTAACAGAACAGGATTAAATACTGGTGGGGATGAAATATTAGAATTATTAGAAGAAAAAGATTCTAATAAAGAAATATATTATCCCTCACGTTTTTTAATTAAATTTAAAAACACAGAAATTAAGGACGTAATAGAAAATAAACTAACAGGAGCAGCCAAAGAAGTAAATACATCAAATGTAAAAGTATGCTTAGAAGTATTTTCTACAGAACATAAGTCATTACACACAAATCATATAATACAAGTACATGCAATTTCACAATCATGGGATGAGGGTACAGGTAGATTTAAAAATAACCCCTCTTCATCTAATGGATGTACATGGGAAATGAGAACAGATACAGGTTCAAGCGCAAGAGCAATATGGACTACTTCAAGTTTTGCATCTAATTCCACAGGATCTTCTTGTGAATTTATGACTTTAGGAGGGGGAACTTGGTGGGCAGGAGTAGACTATACAGCAGAAACATCTTTTTCAAATGCAGATAATTTAGATTTAAATATAAACGTAACTAATTTTATCAAGTTCTTTTCAGCCAGTTATTACCAAGGAGCAACTTACCCAACAGGTATAGAAAATGAAGGATTTATAATTAAAAAACCAGATGCTACTGAATGTGATGCCTCAGCTAGTTTTGGTGAATTACAATATTTTTCAGCAGACACACATACAATTTATCCGCCTAAACTAACTTTTAAATGGGATGATTCATCTTATTCTCATAGTGGTACTACTTTAACTAGTGGAGATATATTTTTATCATTATATAATAATAAAGCTGAATTTCAAAGAAAATCAAAACAACGTTTTAGATTAACTACAAGAAAAAGATACCCAGACAGAGCTTTTACAACAAGCTCAAATTATCTAGACTTACAATACTTACCAGCAACAAGTTATTATGGGTTACGTGATGCAACAACTGACGAAATAATAATCCCTTTTGATACAGAATATACAAAATTAAGTGCAGATAGTGATGGTATGTATTTTGATTTATTTATGGAAGGATTGCAACCAGAACGTTATTATAAACTAATGTTTAGAGTAGATAATAATGATGGTATTAATATTTATGATGAAGATTATTATTTTAAGGTTGTTAGATAATGGGTAGAATAGATCCAAAAATAGTAGTAAAAGGAGAAGAAAGTCCAATTAAGATTGTAAAGCTTAAAGGAAAAACTTCAGCTGAAAGTGGCCATCAACACGATTTTGTTATTTATGACGATGATACAGTTGAAATTTTTGAAGTTATTACAAAGAATACCGCAACGGGTAAACCAGAAAGACATACTCATGAATATCTAGGTGAATACCCTTATGGGGTTATGTCAAAAGTTGCAAGAAGCTCAGCAGATAAAAACACTGTTCATTTTCACAAAATAGATAGTGTTTCTTATCCTATTGACTTGCAAAAAAAGATTTATGGTAAAGTTTCATTTAAAGATAAAATAGATAAAAAATTCAGTGAATTTGGATCCCAAACTGAAAATATAAGTATGGATGAATTTTTTCAACATTACCAAAATTTATTTTATGAAATACCAAAAGACGGAAATAATTCTCATAAATCAATAATATTACAAAGTACAGAATATGTTGGTGGTATAATAGATAGTAGAGATACTGAAATAATAAGTCTTACAAACCAAGTAGTAGATTTGGAAAGAAAACTAGCAGAAGCAGAAGAAGCGGATAAAGAACATCCAGTGTTTACAAATGGTACCTTCCTTAAAGAAGCAGATAAAGCTACAGTTTACTATATGGATAAGGGGGCTAAAAGACCAATCGCAGATTATGATACTTACTTAGTACTTAAAAGAGTTAATGGTCACGAATTAGACAAACCAGATGAAGAAGTTTATATATTAGTTAATGAAGATGTGATTAAAGGATTAGACACAGGACCTAGATTTACTTCTGAAGATTTATATGGTGATGAAGAACAAAGAGATAAGGAAGAAGAAAAGAAAAGAGTAGAATTAGACCCAGATGATTTCATAGCAGATCCTTCTCATTATAACACTACAAGTGACTATATTGAAGCATTAGATAGAGAAACAAGACAATTATTAGCTAAAGAAGAATACGTACAAGAATTATACTACAGATATAAAGCCGACAGTGAAAATATTACAGACAGTGAGGAAAGAGGAGAGGCATCTAGTAAATTCCAAGAAATACGTCAAGAATTATATCACTTAAGAAGAAAAATATTAAGATATACAGACATTTTAGAATCAGTAGATCCAGATGGAGATTTACAAAACATAGAAATAGACACTTCACAATTAAAACAAATTGTAGAACAAAAAATGTCTAGACCTGATAATGAATTTACTCAAGCAGAACTTCAACAATTAAGATCTAGAGAAAATAAGATAGAAAGATTTTTAGATTCCCAAGGAAGAGCAACATATGGTGGATCTACTAGATCAACATCTGGAGGATCAGGAACATCAACTCCATCAAGTGATTCAGGAGCTATGTCAGGATATTTAGCTTCAGCAGGTATAACGGGTGTGGATGCAGCAACAGAAGAACAACCTAAAAACCCACCAGCTGGATATGTATCTAATGGAAATAGAACGGTAAAAAATCACACAGCAGAGGAAGCAATAAGAGCCATGAAATTAGGAGCAAGATCACCAGGAGGAAATTATTATTGGACTTTAAAACCTAGAAACCAAAACACGGAAGAAACTCCTAAATTAATAAACCCACAGTGGACAATATATGAACAAAATCGTGCAAAACCAATTCCTATAAATGGAGGTACTTATGCAGCACAACAACAAAAGATAAACATATATGCTGAAAAACCAGTTTCTAAATATTGGTGGTCAACTAATAAATTTGAATGGTTCCCAGTACCGGGTAAATTTCCTGGTGTAAGAGCTAGAAAATGGGAAGGTAAAACTATTCATAAACTTTAAAATTAATGGAAAAAGTCACAATAAATAAAATAGAAAGACTTAAGATAGAAGATTCTCAGGGTTTAACTTCTAGAGACATTAAAAGGAAGTTTGGCAAAAGCAATGACTATGTTGAACTTCATGTTTTAGATTTAGGAGGAGATTTATTATATAGTGCTCCTAATTATAATGGTTATTCTCTTCCTAATCAAATAGAAAGCACAGAGAATTCCACATTAACAAGTACTTTATTTATAGATCCATATAAGTTTTTACAAGATAATGATTTTTACGTAGGACAATATAATGTAATATGTAACATCCATAGAAAAAAGATATTTAGTGGGTTACAAGCAGATTTTAAAATCCATGAAATTTCTCCATCAAGAACAGAATTAAAAATAAAAGCATTAGGAAATGTTGAGGATACATTTAAACAAGCAGTATTAGATTTTATAAGTGAAATAGAAGGATCTCTTTTTAATAAAGATTTTACACTTAATTTTGGAAACAATACAAATATACTAGGAATAAATATAGCATATAATAATCCAGACGAAACAGCCTTAATTAAATTATATGAACCTCTTCCCCCTGAAATAGAAAAGGGAGCTACATTTTGGGTAGTAGAAGAAATTATAGAACCTTTAGAATTTAAAGTAGATTTAGGTCAACCAACAGAAGTAGAAACAGGAATACCTTTAAGGGGACCTAATTTTAGAATAGATACTCGTTTAAATGATTCTATCCCTTCTCAATTTAAAGTATATAACGACTTTTTAGAAAATACAAACTCATCCTCATTATACACTGTAATGAGTAGTTTAAGTGAAAGTATAGAATTATCTATAGATTATACTAAAACAGGCACAGGTTCTTTAGAAACAGGATTCCATTTTGAAAATTTTACTCATTTTGGTAGTGCAGAAGAAAGGTTAAAAAACTTTAAATATAAATTAGAATTATTAGAATTATTTGATAGACAGATAAACGAAATATCTACTATTCAAGGTAGTGTATCATCTTCTGTAGCAGTTACTTCTAATATTAATTTAATAGAAAATAAAAAAGCAAAATTAATATCTGGATTTGACAATTATGAAAAATTCTTATATTATGAAAACCACCCCTTTGCTTGGCCTAAGGTTCCAGATTTTGGTATAGGTAATTTACAAGTAACAAATTCAGCATTATTACCTGAGTCAATATATTTAGAGGTAGGATTAACAGATTGTGATGTATTTTTTAAACCATTTAATTTAAGACCTACTACTTCATCAGAAGCTATAGAATGGTATGGCAGTACAAATGATTTAAATATAAATTATGGAGGTCAAATATTATCAGCTTCTAGATTTGATAGAGATAATAAACATAGTTTAGTAAGAACTATTCCTGAGCATGTTTCTATGAGAGAAGAAAATGCTCAATATATTACTTTTACTAATATGATTGGTCATTATTTTGACCAAATATGGATTTATATAGACCACATAGGACAAATTAGAAATGCACATAATTCTTTTAAAGATGGTATTTCAAAAGATTTAGTATACACTGCTTTAAGTAGTTTAGGTGTAGAAGCTTTTGATCAATTTGAAAATGAAGAATTATTTGAGTATATCATAGGAACTAATAAAGCTAAATCAGGTTCTTTTGGAACATATGATGCTCCTGATGGAACCATTATGGTAACTTCTTCTTTAGTAACATGTGATAACGGAGGAAGTTCCGTTCCTAAAGGAGATATAACAAAAGAAATTTGGAAAAGATTATACCATAACTTACCTTATCTTTTAAAGACTAAAGGAACAGAAAGAGGAATTAAAGCCCTTATGAATTGTTATGGTGTTCCTGAAACTATATTAAATGTAAAAGAATATGGTGGCCCAACAACAGATTCTACTACTTATAAAACATTTAATTATGAAAAATTTTCAAGAGCATTAGAGGGAAGTTCGAACACAGAAGGATATTTTATCAAGGCACCTTGGGCAGCTACATCTTCCTTATTTACAGGAGTTATAGAAAGTAAACCTAATAGATCAGAGGGTAAAATAATATTTTCCGTAGGAGCAATAAGAGAACTATTTAACCAACCTTTTCCTAAAACAGTAGAATTAACAGCAACGGATTTATCAGTTCATACTTTTACTTCAAATTATGATTTTGTATTACATGAAGAAAGTGGGCTAGAAACAGCTGAAAGTTTAGCAGAAGCTATAGATGCACATCCTTTATTTTCAGCCTCTGTTTTTGTAAGAGAAGATTTACTTGATCCCGCTCATGAAAAATATAATTTAGATATAGAAATAATGCTTACTCAGCATTTACAAGGTGTAGATGGTAATACAGAAATAAAAGGTACATTATTTGAAGACACATTAACACCTGCTTGCGGTAACCCACAACAATTTCCTGAAGTTGAATTTTTAACAAAAGTAGACTTTAATGGGGGAGGAGGTATAAATAATTCTATTTCTACGACAACAGTGATACCTGGTCTTAATACATGTGCAAGTAAAATATTAATCCAAAACGGAATATTAGAAGATGGAACAGGTAATTTAATTAACAATGGACTATTTCAGGACGAAGCAGAATTTATGGACTTTGTTACTGATATAAGAAACGGATATATAGACAAAGATATATCTTTATATTCATTTGAATCCTTATCACCATCAGCAACTCCTTTATACTTAGGAGATAAACAATGTACGGGAGTAAATGATTATGGTTTATTTGTAATAGAATGTTTCAAAGCAGATAATTGTGCAAGTCTCCCACCTACAGCGGTATCCTCTCCTACAACAGCAGTACAAGGAACTACAGCAGTAGGTACAATAACTATCCCTAATGCGGTAGGAGGAAATAACAATTTATATACAGGAGAAACAGTAGTATTAACAGCCGCAGATGGAAGTATACATACTTTTACATTAATAGGAGGAGGTTCAGTAAATTCAATAGGTCAAGATCTTACTAATCAAATAAATGCTAACCCTAATTTTACAGCTGTAAATTTAAACTCAGTCCCTTCAAGAATAGGGTATGCTTTAGAAATAACAACAGTAGCTACTGGATCTAATGCTAATACCCCTATACAAGGTACTGCACTTAACATGCCAGGAGACACATCTTTTATGTCTTTAACAACTGTAGGATTTACAGGAGGTATAGACGAAGTAATAGCAACACCTGATCCAGAACCAGATACTCCTTGTAATGCAACTTTGCAAATTTATGTTGAAGGAGGAACATATTTTGATGTTTCAGCTACACAATTTACTAATTACTTAATTCAGGGAAGTACAGGAGATCTTACTTTAGATGATTATTTAGTACAAGCTTTACCACAAGCTCAAAATCAATGGACTTATAATTCTTCACTTCAATCTTTTGAAGGAGATCCTACAACCATGACAGCTACACCAGCAATTTATATAAGTAGTGTATCTATTCTTCAAGGAAAATATTTAACTCCTTTGGAAATACTGCAGTACTTAGACTCTGATTGTGGTGATGTGTCTTCCTTAAATAGCGTGTGTTATACTAATTATACTACGTTTATAGACGCATTAAATGCTGAAGGTATAGTAAATGATAATGTACCAGGAATAAATGTAAATACAAAATGGTCTGAATTAAAAGCACCAGATATTATAACCCACTTTCCCGCATCCTCATCTTGTGGGTGTCATGAATTTACTACAGGTACTATTACTACAACAAATGTTTTAACTCAACAACCAACAGTTAATCCTAGTATACCTTTAGGACAAGGAGCCCAAAATAGTAATTATGGAAAATTTGGAGCTAGATTCTATGCAGATACTAATTCATCTACTTTTTATGATATTCCCGCTTCAGTAAGTACTTATTTTGGGGGGACAAATCAAAATGATGGAAGATTAAATAACATAGGAGTTTGGGATGGAACAAATCCTTTTACTGGGGGATTAACTGAGATGAATCCTTTATACCAATGGATAGGATTTTCAAGATGTATAAATGTACCACAAGATGGAGAATATTTAATAGGTTTAGCAGGAGATAATGAAATAAGATTTGCACTAAATGGTCAGATATTAATTGAAAAAAACCAAAGTAATTTTTTTGATGGAGCTAGCTTTGAATATTGGTGGGTTTATAAAGTAAATCTAACAGCGGGAGACAATACAATAGTTTTAGAAGGAAAAAACAACAGCTCTATAGCCTCTTTTGGATGTGATATAGTAGGACCTTTTCCAGTAGGAACTTTTAATTCGGAAACTGATTTTGAAGATATAGATAATGATGGAATTACTGTAGGAGGAACTTATTATCTTAATTTAGAGGAAGCTTATAAAAATAATATAATATTTAGTAGTGAAGACGAATTAAACGCTGCAACAGCGGGAGGAGAAACATATATGAATCCGGGAGATGCGGATCCAACTTCAGATACAGGAGTAACAGATGAAGCATCTAACTATGAAGACCCTAATCTTGGAGGACTTCCTCAATTAGATTGGTTTATAGCTAATGATCCAACAGGTCAAATCCAATTTAAAAAGTTTGCATATTCTCATCCAGATTATCTAACGGGAATAAATCCAACAGGAAATGCATTTACACCTTGTCTTGAACCTCAAAATCAACCAACACGTTTAGATGCAAATGGTCTTCCAACATACTGGTATAGGATATTTTCTTTTACTTTAAGTTCTACAGGAGGTCCTTCATCAGGGGGTACAATTACAGGTCATATGTCTCAATATACAGGTAATGGCTTACATTATACAGACTTAGGTAACCATAATAGTTGGGAAGATTTTATAAATGCATTAAACGCAGCAGGAGGTCCTGAAACATTTAGTATTACTGAGTCTAGAGCTCAAGTATTAGAAAAAATAAGAAGTGCAGAACAATCTGCAATATTAGCTAATCCTGATTTAAATTACGATATTCAAGTTTCTATTACCACAGCTGTATCTCCTGTTACTTGTCGACCAGGAACAACCACAACTGGAGGAGAATTTAATACACAAACAAATGAATGTCCAGAAGGTTATTTATATAATGAATGTACTGGACTTTGTGAAAAAACAGAAATAGAAACAACAACAGGTTCTTGTGATGGAATGGTTATTAACCCAGAAGGAAATGGATCATTTGAAACATCAGCAGATTTTGTAGATTATTTTACTGATTTTGATAATGGTTTTTATGGTCAAAACATAGATGACTTTTATTTTGAATCTGATGAACCTTTACCTTGGGGAACTTTTGTAGCAGATCAATGTACAGGTTCTAATGGGTTACCTATTAGAAGAGTAGTTGGTTTTAGAAAAGACCAATCAGTACTACCTGTAGATAATACTTTATATACAAATTACGAAACATTTGTAAATCAATTAAACACAGATGGGCATGGTGTACCTACACCTCCCCCTATTTTTTCAGAATTAACAGCAGCTATAATAACATCATCTTTTGAGGGATCTTGCCAACATAAAACATTTATATCAAACCCATTAACATCAGATGGTACTTTCCCTAATCCAGGATCTGGAAATACAGGTATAGTTGATTTCTTAGAATATTATTCTGAACAAAATAATAATATACAAAGTGTAGCAATAGATGGATTTAGTTTTGCAGTTGCAAAAGAAACTTTAGAAACAACCACAGAAACATGTGAAGTAAACGCAGATATGTTTGTATTTTATGACATGACTTCTATGGATAGTAGTACTAGACAAACAGCTTATAATGGTTTTAAAGCATGGCATCAAATTCAAGTAAATAACGGATACACAGGAAGAGTAGTACACATTCAATTATATGGTGAACGTTGGATATTATGGCCGGCATGGATTTTAAACCCACAAGACCCATCATTAACTAAAAATTATGATGGTTCAGAATGGTATGGTAGACAAGGAGGAAATAGTTCACATAACCAAACTGCTAATACTAGCTTTACCACAGATGATGCAATGTCAGGAGTTGATACTCATAAAAATTCAACATCGAATATACGACCTTTAGATGCTTGGGTTGCTGATAATAATGCAATATTAAATGCAGACCAACAAACATTAGGAAAAACAATACCTACGAATCCAACAGACCCAGCATATAATGGAATAGCAAATGATGCTAATGCAATAGTAGTTTGTTTTGCAGATGAATCAGATGGTATCCCTAACCAAGTTGATGGTGTACATAGTACTCTTAGTGGTACTACTGAAAAGGGTAGATACCAAAGAAGAGGAACATATCACCACCAAACAGACACTGATCTTAATTCCCATATGACTGATTGGTATGAGGCAGGTTTATACTATCAAAGAAATCCAGCATCTTTCAATTCAATTCCAGGTTTTGGAAAAGATGGTAATGTTAGTTTAATGTTAAATAATGATTACGAAGAGGATAGCAACCAAACAGGATTTAAAAAATCGGGAGATAGTGCTCCTGAAGTAACAGATTTATGGAAAATAGATTATACTGAAGCTACAACTAGATTAGCCGCTCATGGAGGAAATATAGCTACGTTTGTATACCCTGCAAGGGTGGGTCCCGCAAAATCTCATAGAGCCTTCCCATTACATGTTATAGGTGCTATAGAAAGTGGACCTAATAATGATGGATTATTACCAGTAGGAGACCCTAAATATACGATATGTACTGCAGCTGATCTTACTAATATCACTGTTGAAAATCCTTATTTTACTTCGGGATACGGTGGGTTAGATCAATTTGGATTTGCGTATAATGTAACAGTTGTTTCTACAGCAAATGCTTCTACATTTGAAGGAATTATAAATACTGATCTAACTCAATTTATTGAAGAATCAGAAATATGTGAATCAGTTACTGAAACAATATTTACTGATCCTAACGTATGTGAAGATGAAAATGGTAATCCTATATTCCATATTAATGAATTCTTTATGGATCCCGCAGTGGAAACACAACCTTTCACAACATATACAGATTATATAAGTCATGCACAAAATAAAGGATATGCCCTAACATTAGCTGATACCAGACTAGAATCTCAAATAGGAGGACCTATAGTAGCAGACGAATGTATATGTGCAGATGTTTGTCCTAATGACTTAGTACTTAATGATAATACAATTATTACAGTAACAGGATCAATCTTTGATCAACACAGTCATCCTTTTGTACAAGGGGATGGTATTATACAATCAAATAACCCTAACTTTACAGCAATTGTACAACAAATAGATGATGTTTCAAATGCATTAATAATAAATGTCACAGGGGGTACCTTAAACTTTACAGATCCTTTAATATCCATAACCACAGGAAATCAATATATACCTGATCCCCAATTAAATGAGTTCATAGTTCCTCAACCACAGGGAGTATTTGCAAATTATGATGAATATATGAATTTTATTTCTAATCCTGTAAATGGATATAATGATGTAAACTTAAATACATTAAAATTCCATTTAGTTGATCAGTCTTATCAACAAATAACTGTAGAGGAAGAAGATTGTTCTATAGAAGCAGACATATATGTGTTTTATGATCATACTTCAATGGGGGGAACAGCAAGAGAAAATGCTTTCAATGCTATAAATGATTGGGTTTTAGATTTACAAGCAACTCAAGGATTCAATAAAAATGTCTACCATATAAAAGCAAATGATGAAAGATGGGTAAGATGGGGAACAGCTGCTATGGAGGGACTTAATACAACTTTAGCATCATCAATTTACCCAATAGAACCTCATTTAGCTGTAGCAGAAAATGATCCAAACATAAATGTTTATAGTAATACTTTTGCAAGTTCTAATGGCAATTTTTCAACAGTTGGAGTCCCAACAGGGGATATTTTAGTTATTTGTTATTTAGATGAAGCAAATGGGGGTTATGTTGATCAAGCTACAAATAATTTAGCTCCGGATTATAGTAATCTTGAACCTAAAGTAAATTGGCAAACAGACCATACAGATTACATAACAGCTTATAACAATTATACGGCAGGGAATGTAGCATGTTTCTTTTACCCAACTCCAGCATCTCCTACTTCTGTAAACGGTATATATTCAGCAACTATGTTAGGTGCTTTAGCAGGAATAACTAGTGGAGATAATAATAATGGATTATTAGCTAATCCTCCAGCTTCAAATCATGGGGGGTATGATTCAACGGGTACTTTAATAACTCCGGGAGCAACTACTTTTGATGCAATAAAAAACAAAAACCCATATTTTGATGCTGGATATGGAGAATTAAATAAATATGGTTGGGGAACTAATATAACATACCCTATAATGTCTTCACAACAATTATCTACAGATCTTAATGAATTTGTATCTACTTCAGAAATATGTGAAACTGAAACAGTACAAGAAATCACAGTAGATATATTATGTACTGGTTCTTTATCTACAGATATTAACCAATATGGATTATTTACAGTTGAAGGATTTTATCAAAATGCTTTAATTGAAGCTTCAACAACAACAAACCAATATGCATCTGATTCAACGTTTTATACAAATTGGGAAAGTTTTATTCTTCAAAAGATTCAAGAAGATGGAGCAACGGGCATTGATTTCTTAAATAATAATGGAGCAAATATTAGTGTAAATACAACATGGTACCAGTTATCAGCATCTGTAGAACTATTAGGAACAGGAACAGTAACTACTACAACTACAACAACTTACCCACTAGTAAATGTGTTTGATAACCAATCATCAATATATAATAATACTAATCTTAATTCTGGAATAGCAGGAACACCAAATGACCAATTAAATTGGTTAATAGCTAATGGTCATGGACAAAATATAGATGGGTACTATTTTATAAACACAGACTTAGATGAAACACAAGCTCCATATAATAGTTGTACAGGAGCTAATTTACCAGCAGGAGGAGGAGTATACAGTACAATAACTGATTTTACTTTTACAACAATACCGGGCTTAACTTTTTCAAGTGCAGGAGGTACTTACACAAGTTGGCATACATTTATTGATACTGTAAATAGTTTAAATTTTGAAGTTACACCAGGAACATCAGTCACTACATTTAACCAACCATGTGATGTAGGAATAAACACAGGTATCTCAGGACAAACTAGTCAAGGATTTACATACATTCATACCTTTTTAGCTGGTAATGTTAATGATGTTCATAATCTATATGTAGATGCTTATATTTCAGATGATGCTACAGCTAATGTAGTTGGATATTATTTTGAAGATACTAACCCAAGTAACACTTTTACTAATACATGTACTCCAGAAGCTTATCGATATGGAAAAAATTTCCAAGTAGATTGTGATATGAATACACATCCAACTATACCATCTAGTACTCTTGCTGCTAATGGGTATTTTGGAAGTATAATGCAAACTGGTCTTACAAAATCTCCAACATATGATAGTTATGCACAACTTATTGATGCATTAAATAGTGCTTGTAATTACCAGGGAGACCAAGATCAATTTAATTATTCAGATACCCCAGAAAATGTAGCTGCAACTATAAGTGCACTTGTTAGTGGCCATCCAAGATATGAAGGACAAATAGTACTAACTAATTTAGACATGTATGTAGAAACATGTACTTGTAGTACTACAACAACAGACCCGACTTCAACACAAGTAGATATTTTCACTTATTCTGACGATTTAACAACAGTATTAAATTATTTTAATATTACCTCAGAAACACCTTACAGTGCGAATTTTAGTATAAATTTCAGTGCTGCTAATTGTAATGAAATACCAGGTCCTCCAGTTGATGTAGATGTTTACGAAACTCAAAGCATAGGAGGAAATGTATCATTATATGGACAAATAGAGGGGGGAGCATGTCTTTGTATTCCAGAAGCAACAGGAGGAGAAGATTTAGATGGAGACATCGAATTTGAATCTTGTATTTGTTGTCCTGAATCATCATCTATAGAAATAGGATGTTTAATAGCAGGAGAAGTATCTAGTAGTAGATGTGAATGTTCAGCAGATACTTTTGAAACAGTTATAGAGTTTGTTTCTGCTAGTGCTTTTGATATAATTCCATCTAGTTCTGCTAAAATGGTAGAATTTAGAATAAAACCACATAGATTAGATAAACCTGTATACACATCTTTAGAAGCATGTTGTGATCCTGTTGTAACAATACCAACAGCTTCACACTTATTTAGTTTATTTAATCCCTCACAACCACAAGCAACACCACACTTAATTTTAAGACCATACACAGGTAGTGATGTTTCATCCTCTGATGATTTTAGAAATTTTGGTTCATTAGATTTATATAAAAATGGATCGGTAGTAGGCAGCACGGACATATTCCCTGTTTATAATGGAGCTTTTTGGAACATATTTATAGGAACTAAAGGAGAATCAGGAAGTAGTAGTGAAGTATATTTTGGAGCTTACCAGTCAAATTTCTTGGGCCATGTTACTCACCTAACAGCTTCCGCTACATTTAGTGAATATGAAAGAGCAGTCTCTTTTGGAGATACAGCTTATAACTTAACTAATAATATATCACCTGCAAAAATAGCATACTTTTGTGGGATTCCTACTAATACTAATTCAGTATTAGGGGATGTAAATACATTTGAATACTCAGGTTCTCTTCAAGAAATTAAATATTATGTTAAGGATTTCTTAACACACGATACTTTAGTAAAACACGCTTTAGATCCTTTCCAATATGCTGGTAATACCGTTAGTTCATCTTGGAATAATGTATTTTTAAGATTACCTTTAGGAAGTAACAATAAAGTAGATTCAGCTTCTTATAATAATAATGGATTAGGAATAATTCAAAACTTTAACCCACACCCATCATTTAGTTTATATGAATCTTCAAGTATATCTAGTTCTGTTACTAACCAAGTATTTAGCGAAGTTTATGAAACTCATAGACATTTAACCCCTGATACTGTAGGTATATCAACTACTAGTGAAAAAGTAAGAATAGATTCGGGTTCTGTAGATAGAAGTATATTATCTTTTGATATAAGATCAGAAACATCTACTTTAGATAGACAACCATTAGATTATAATGATTTAGGAGTATTTTTCTCACCACAAGCAGAAATTAATGAGGATATAGTTTATACCTTAGGTGCATTTAGAATGGATGATTTCATTGGAGACCCAACTCACCAAAGCTTAGCAGAATATCCTGATTTAGAAGAATTAAAATTAGAATATTTCCGAAAATATTTAAATAGCCACAGACAAAATATGTTTGACTATATAAGATTAATTCAATTTATAGATCATACTTTATTTAAAGTAGTGGAACAATTTGTACCTGCAAAAGCTAATTTAAAAACAGGTTTATTAATTGAACCTCATTATTTAGAAAGACAAAAATTTGCAAGACAAATACCTACATTTGAAAGACTAGAAAGAGAAGCAATAATAGATTCTTATGTTTATCCTTCGGGAGAAGTAAAACAATATGAAGCATGTATTAATATATCTGATAAAACAAATGAAAATTACTTCACTTGGGTAGGAGCTTTAACAGCAAGTGATAACTTATACATGAGTCAAAGTAAATACGCTTCGGACGAATGTAACCCATATATTACTTTATATGATAATTTTGACCCATTATATGGTAATTTTGTAGATTGTATAATTAGTAAAGAATATTATTATATTTCAAAACCACCACAATTTACTTTTGGTAATGATCCTACAAATCCAGGTATAAGTCCAGACATAGGAATAAATCCAGTTACTCCTTCAAAAGGATCAGGAATTGGTATTTATCCAGGATCCGTAACATATGTAGCTGTTAAGGGAGCAACATCACCAGCATCGTCACTAGCGTCGTCTCCAGTTTCAAACACAGGAACATCTACTAATGGAAGTGGAGGAAGTTCAGGAGGAAGTTATGGAGTATAATAAAAATATATATGTATATAAAACAATAATAAATGGCACAGGCACCACAAAATACATGGAATAATAGTTGGGGTAGTATAAACGACCATAATTCCACACCTCCTTCGGGATGGACCTTTATACCAAATGAGAAAGTTTGGAGGTATACTGGCCAACTTTCTAATGAAACCTTTCAACCTATAGATGGTGGACCTAATCCCCCTCCAACAAACACAACAATATACTTAACATCATCAGTAGATTGTTTTCCAGATGTAATTGTTAATTCCACAGGAGATCCAGTAGTACCACCAACAGGAGACCCAGTAGTTATACCGGGGACAACAACAGGTACAAAACCTTCAACTCCTCCATCACCACCAGTTAGTCCTGGTGTACAACCTGTACCTACATTTGGTAAATTTTATAACGTATGTTTTGATGATGGGCTTTTAAACCAAAAAGGTTGGACTAGACCAAGATTTGAGGGAACTAAATTAAGAGCATTATATTATAATGAATATACTAATGAATTACAAGAGGGGAAAGAATTAAGCCCCATCCAAAACCCTAATTTGGATACAAGTATAGATAAATTAAAGTTTATAATAACAGCTTCTCACCAAATAACATCATCCGAATTACAAAATACGTTAGGTAATCCTTTTGAATTTGATAAAGACAGTGGTATTGTTTATACCTTACGTGGGATTACTGAAAAATCATGTGATTGGACAACTGAATTTAGAGAAGATTTAGCAGTTAGAGAAAAATACCCTCCAAAATCGGTAGGGGGGACTGATACTAATGGAACTGATACTACAGCTGATGGGATAAATCAAACTTATCAATTATCTTCTTCTGATCTTCCTGTTGCTCCTTTTGGACCTGATGTTTATGATGTACCTTTAGTACCTACATCATATTATAAATTAAATCCCTACACTCAAGAACCAGAAAAAGTAGAAAGAAAACAAAAAACGTTTGATTTAATTCCTACACCTATAAAATTAAACCCAGTAGATCCTAAGGGACTAAATGGAGGACCTTTCTTTTTAGGAACGGATCCAGGACAAAATGAAGAAATAACATCAAATAATAGATTACCATCAGAATATCAAATTAAATACAAACAAAGAGATTATGTATACACAGGTCCTTGGCAACATGAAACAGAAACAGGACAATTTGCTGCTGGTACTGCTGATTTAAGTCAGTGGACTACTTGGGGATATAATGAAACAGAAATTTCTAGATCAGCAATTATTCCTGAAAGACAATCAGAAGGAGACATTACTTATGGTAAATCACCTGTTATTGAAAATTATTCAAATGCAGTATTTTTTGGAAATACAGTATACGGTTATCAACAAAGTGATGTATTTCCAGGACCGGGACCTGATTTTTCATATCTTAAATTAGAAAAAGCTTATATATTTAATTCTGAAGATGATTCTTTCTATGTACAAGAAATAAAATCAGAAGGAGAAGATAGAACATTCCAAAACTTAATGCAATCTACTTTTCCTTGGTCTACAGATTTTAGGTTAAAATTATTAGATTATGACCAAGAAAATAACTTAAAAACAAGTTATGGAGTTCATTGGAATAGAGGATATTTTTCTGAAATAGCAACTTACACAACTGAATCAGCTAATAGAACAGCATCGGGACATTATCCAGGAACAGGAATTAATTTTGAATTAGGTGATGGTAGATATGTAGCAGGAGGAAATGCAAACTTTACAGGTTCCGGTGGTGGACTCTTCAGCCAATACTTTTCCCAATTTTTAGGAAACCAAACACCTGTTGCAAATAATAATTCAGGTGATTTAAATGAAGGAGCTCAATTTAGAAAAGCACCTACGGGATCGGATGATGGTGGTTATTATTATATGGTTAGTGATAATGGAGGAGGAGAAGGATCTTTATTTTATGGAACTTTTAAAAGAGCAGGAGCTGATTTTGGTAGAGAAGAACAAAATTTCCCTAGATATCAAACAATGGTAGATGCAGGTAATTGGAAAACAGGTCCTGGAACAAGTAATTTCTTTGGATTGGATCCTTTACCTGGTGGTATGAGATACTATCAATTTAGATTTTGGCCAGTACATAGACCGGTAGGAGGAATGAGTGCTGATGGAGGAACGTCTCCTAATAGTACTAAAATGCTAGGAAGAGTACTATCAGGAACTTTTGAAATAAATGATAAAAATCCATCTGCAGACTGGTGGTTTGAACAAGGAGGAGAAAAAGAAATAAAATGGGTTTCTGAAAGTTGTGCTGGGGACGTAACATCAAGTATGAAAATATTTATGGATCAATGTCATAAACAAGACGATCTATATATCCTTACATTTAATGAAGCTAAATTTGTAGATAAATCCTTTAATCAAGGATTCCAAAGAGAAACTCATCCATTCTTAAAAAGAACAAGATCGGATGTACCTGGATATCCAGGAGATCCTAATTGGTTTAATTCTTCTTCAGGAGCATATGAACCTTATGGTGATGCTACAATGGGAACAGATGACCATATAGCAGACTATAGTTATTATATAAATTACGTTAGACCTTTTAACACATTTGGATCTATGTTATATAGTAACAGACCTGAAGCTGTAGGTGTAAGAAACGCACATAACCTATTAGCGGGCTTAGGAGACGCAGCAGAAATAGGTATGGGATGGTATGATTATTCAGAAGAAGCATTAGAATGGTCATCTACAGTAGGACAAACTATAAATCCAGCAACAGGAGAAATTTGGTCTGTACATGATGAGGGATATAAAGGAAAATACACGGGATATGGACCTATGGGAGGAATATATGCTTACGGTATAAATGCCCCTAGATTTATGAATGGAGATGCTTTTATACAGACAGGTGATAGAGACGGAAAAAGTTTCACAAATGATGGGAACGGAACACAAACACAAAATATAAAAGATGCTGCTGGAAATGTGATTCAAACTAATACAAATGGAACTTTTGTAGTTGATAGTGTTAGTGTTTGGACAGGATACATGTATGGAAATAACTGGAGACATTTTTTCACGGGAGGATCTAATGGTAAATACATTGATTTTAGAGAAAGAAAAGGATGGGGAGGTGTTAACAAATGGACTATTTCTAAATTAGAAGAAAGACCAAACTTCATCTTAACAGACATTAATAAACAGGAAGAATTACCACAAGGTGTAGGTCAAAAAGGATTTATACTTATACCTGACACTTTAAACCCTAGGATTAAAGCTAATTTAGATTTTTATTTAAGTAAAGCAGGTTTAATTGATAAAGAAAGAGCACCAAAACATAAAGATAAATCAATTAAGAGAAATACTTATTTACCTCCTAGAATTAAATTAAAAAAACCAAAAAGAAGAGGATGGTTTTGGAAACTACGTAAAAATCTCTTTAATACGGGAAATTATTAGAATAAAAACATTAAGAAACAAAAAAACATTATATTTATAATAAATAAAAAAAACAATGGGATATTTAGACAATACACAAGTTATAGTAGATGCCGTTTTAACTAAAAGAGGAAGAGAATTATTAGCAAGAAATGATGGGTCTTTTAGAATTACACAATTTGCTTTAGCAGACGATGAAATTGATTATTCACTATTTAATGAATTTCACCCTAATGGGTCACAATTCGCAGGAGAGGCGATAGAAAATGGAACTTTATTAGAAGCTTTTCCCGATGAAAATAATATTATGGTTCATAAGTTAGTTACTCTACCAAGAGGAACAACAAAATTACCTATTGTTACTGCTAATATAAGTAAAATTCAACTATCTCTTGGTTCTACGACTAATGTTAACCCAACAACACTTAATTTTGGTGGTCAAGCAAATCTTAAAGAACCAGACGGATATATGGCTACAATTGCAGATAGAAGATTATTACAAGCATTTGTAGGAGTAGGACAAAAAGGTAGAGTATCCGCTCGTAGACCTTTTAGTGATTCTGCTTTAAGTGAAACTATAAAAGGTACATCATTTAGTTTAACAGCTATTAATAGTACATCTTTATTTGGATCTAATGCCAAATTAACAACTACTATTACTATAGAAGGTGTTAATTCTGGAGCTAGAACAACTATTCCAGTTGAAATTTCAAAAGAAGTAATAGCAACAAGAGGAACTAAAGGAGAAACAGGAATATTCCTAAAATAAAATAATAAAGAATGTCAACACTAATAAGATATAATTCAGAAGATATAGTAATTGATACTAAAAGAATATCAACTTCAACATGGGCAGACAACACAAATAATTTAGGATCAGCTCACACATCATCTATGCAAGCAGATCAAACATTACCTTCATCTCAGGGTAATTTCTTTATAGATGTTTTTAATATGCATACAGGTTCTATTTCATCTTCAAAAGAATACTCAATAGCATATGGTCATAAAAATGGTTCGGGATCTTTAGATTTTACACATGATGAAGGATCATTTGGGTATAGTGCCACTAGATGGAATTATAGTCATTATAGACAATTAGTTTATGGAGACGAATTACAAGAATTTAATTTTAATGGTTTTGTACCTGATGATATTTGGGTAATTAACATTGAAAGAAGAAATTATAAACAAAATTTAAAACCAGGAACACTTAATTTATTTTTAGGTGAATCAGATACAGGAGCTGTAATTCAATTAACGGATAATAGTGTTACTACTACAGGATCTGCTACATTAACTATGTGTGGGAGACAATATGATATAGTTTCGGGTTCAAGTGGGATAGCAATATCACCACAAAAAAGTAACTTATCAGCAACTATTGGTGATGAACAACATGGATCCTATGGTTATTTTTATCCAGATGCTGGTTTTATTGTTTTAAATCCAGCAGCTTTAGGTCAAGACACAGTATTAGGAGGAAGTGGTGTTGCCAATTCAATTACTAATTTAACTCCTAATCCAACTTCTAATGCTCCTGGACTTAACATTCATAAATTATTAAGTTCTATTCAGTATGGATCTAATTTTATTTGTGATAGTGAGGAAAAAGTGACTTCTCAGTATTATTTTACAAGGGTAAAAAACAGTGAATTCAATTATACTACAAACCCTTCATTTATAGATGAACAAGGAAGTTTAAGATTTCAGTCAATGGTAGACCAACCAACAGTATACATTACAACAGTAGGGCTATACAGTGATCAAGGTGAATTATTAGCAGTAGCTAAACTAAGTAAACCATTAGCAAAAGATTTTACAAAAGAAAGCTTAATAAAGGTAAAAATTGACTATTAAAAATGATATCGGATGTTTGTATACAAGAAATTAAAGGCATCGGATATAGCAGTTGTACCCTTTAATGCACATAAACAATATACTTACACATTAAAAGGTAAATCTGACTCTATAAAACACGTTTATTTTGTAACGGCTTCTTGGAGCCAAAGTGCTATAGAAGATTATGGAGCCGCAGCATGTGCTCATAGACAATTAGAACATTTATATTACGGAGATTATCCCTTAGATGTAGCTAATAAATTTGGTAATGTTAATTACATTAAATCTCATAGACAATTAGATGAAGAAGCTTATGTTTATTCTATACCTCAAGACATGTATGGGGTTCAAATTAAACCAAAATCACTACAATTAGAAACAATAACTGAGGTTAAAGATTTCAGAGCAACAGCTAGTTTAGGAAATAAAATACAACTGACAGGTAGATTTATTGATGATGGTTTAGGTAATATAATTCATTTAGAAACAAATTTAGGATCAGGTTCACAAGCATACACTACAGAATCTTTTCCCAATTCTCAAACTTTTAATTATCCAGAATACTTTAAAGACGATCGAGTTTTTTATCTTAACCCTATAAATTCTTACAGATTTACAGACTTAACAAGAACAAAACACGGTAAACATATACCTGATTATACAACCCATTCAATACATTATGACCCTAAAGGTTTAGGATTATTTTCAACTTTACCACAATTTGACAGTGCAGGTTGTAAAGTGCCAGCATATAGTATGGAGGATGTATATGAAGACAGTTATTATCATGGTTTAATAGATTATAATAATATTAGATTTACTAAATACCCTTATTTCCCAAATTATAGACTTATACCTCCCTCCCATTCAATTAGTGAGATTATATTAGGAAATCAAACAGATTATACTCATCATACTTTTATGGATTTTCATAATCAAACACCTCATTCTTTGAATGTGTTAAAAAGAAATGATCCAGGTGTTGTAGAAGGTCATGGGAAAAAAGGAGGAAGTTACATAAAAGCGGGACATAGTGAAAAATTTAATTTTGATCCTGAAGATGATTTTACGGTTACTTTTAACTTAAAACCAGCACCTTTTAAATGTGATGGAAATGTTTCTAGTTCTGAATTTCATATTATAGGAAAAAGCAAAACAAAAACAGTAAATGCATCAGAATTATCTGAAAAAGCAGCAAAAGAATTAAGATTAAATATATCAGGAGCAAATCAAGAAGTAGAAATAGAAGCGGAATCAAGATATCCTTTTGAAATATTTTTATCAGGGTCTAATGATGGGTGTACTACTACAACAGTAGTAACTGAACCCGTAACAACTTCAAGTATTCAATGTACTGGTGGAATACAAGTAGTAATTAGTGGACCCCCTTCACCATGGTTAGCAGGATATGGAGATCAATTTAATAGAGAAACCCAAGCACCTTCTGGATGGGTTTGGGATTTTAGTATGGGACAGTATGTTAATACAAACCCTGGTGGAATTTCTTCTACTTCTTTTTCTAACCAAGATTTGTTAGATTATTTTACAGGAAATTTATCCACTCCTACTAGTTATCTTTCTCAAACATTATCCGCAGTAGGAATAACAGGTGGTACTTTTTCTTATAATCAAAATACAGGAATACTAGAGGGACCTATTTCCACATTATTTCCTTCTAATATAGGAACAGCAGCAACATCTCAAAGTGGTGCCACTTTATTAGGATTTTTAGATAATTCAAATCATCCTGCTAATACTCCCTTTAGTAGTATCCCTGGATGGAATTCAGACCCAGTTAAAAATTATCTTCAAGTAAATTATTTATCCGCTCAAGAATTTATAAATACTATCTCTAATAACTGTAATAGTGTAACTGTAGAAATAAGTGAGGGCCAAAATAGAACAATAACACAAAATAATTCATCATATGATTCTTTATGTTTTAGAAGAAGTAATGGATTAGAACCTTTTACAGTATCCACAGGACCTATAATAGCAGGTACGGGTTCAATATATAATGTAGTTTGTCAATATTCACAATCAGTAATGAGTATTTATGTAGATGGAGTATTACAGGTATCAGAATTAGAAACAAATAAATCAGGATCTATATGTGGTAAAGAAATAGGACCAACACAAAATAAGGCAAATATGTATATTGGTTGTCAGGGAGGAATACAAAACTTTTACACAGGATCTTTACAAAATATAGCAATTTACCCTAGAGCATTAAAAGACAGTGAAATAGAAGATAACTACTATGAATCAAAATATATAGGAACACCTATTGTAGGTAATATATTTTATAGTATGGGATTAATTACAATTACAAATCCTTACTATTTTCATCATTTTAAACACCATAATATAACATCCTCTGTTAATTTTAAAAACACTTTACCTTTAGTAGAAAATGAATACCAATGTACAATAGATGAACAAGAATTTAACTTTACAAACAATGTTTCAACTAGATGTATAACTAACGAAGAACATGAACATTTAGCAAACTTTGCAACAGGCTCACTTTGGAATCCTTATGTTACAACTGTTGGTTTATATGATGATAATCATGAATTGTTAGTAGTAGGTAAATTAGGACAACCAGTAAGAATGTCAGATGAAACTGACACTACTTTTATACTTCGTTGGGATACCTAAAATATTTTTTATACATTAAAGGTTATGTGGTACTACTTAGATAAACAAATCAATGAAATCTCTGACCTCCCTGAAGGAGCGTTCGGATTTATTTACCAAACAACTCATATCCCAACAGGAAAAAAATACATTGGTAAAAAATCTTTAATTTATAATTTAAAGAAAAAATTAGGTAAAAAAG